AGCATAAGGCGGGGTTAATCACCCTGCCCCATTTTTTTATAAGGAGGATTTAAGTTATGTTAACATCAGAGCAAGTTTTTGACATGCTGCCAAATGTAGTTGATATATACGATAAGTTAAACTTAGACGCATATATCAAATCAAAAAGGAAAGAAAATAAGGGTAAAAAAGTTGACGCTACAGAGGTTGGAATTAGTGCCTTTAAACATGTTTTAAAAAATTCTGGAAAAGTAAAAAATGAAGTGTTTCAAATTGTTGCAATAGCCGAAAGTAAATCGGTTGAAGAGGTTAAGGATCAGCCATTTATTAAAACATTTAACACATTGAAAAATGTTTTTTCAGACAAAGAGGCAGTGGATTTTTTCAAACAAGCTATGCCGTCGGTGGGTACGAAGACACCTTAAACCTTCTGCATAGCTATTATGATTTTAGTTATATTCTCAAACTCAAAAAATCTAATCTTACAAGATTGTTAATTAAGGCTTTTGATAAAAAGCAGGAAAAGAGGCTTTGGGATATCTGGTCTTTAAAATATCCTCATATGACTCATGAAGATTTTATCAGTTTTGAAGATTTTAAAAAGGAAAGCTTAACGCCAAAATCAACAATAACAGAAAAATCACTTGAAGAAATTGAAGAGGAAATGAACAAAGTAATAACTCGCTATGAGGGGCGGTGAGGTAATTGGAGCTGTTCAAACTTTTTGGCAGCATACTGGTAGATAGTGACGAAGCGAATAAATCAATATCCAAAACTGACAAAAACGCTGAGGGCTTGGGTAAAAAGCTAGGCGACGGTATAAAAACAGCTGCTAAGTGGGGCACTGCCATATTTGCTGGAGCCGCAGTAGCAGGTGGAGCTATGCTAGGGCTAGGCGTTAAAGTTGGTGATATGGCTGATGCAATACTTGACCTTAATTCAATTACAGGTATGAGCACCGATTCAATACAAAAGTGGCGCAAAGCAACCGAAGTTGCCGGGGTAGCTCAAGACGCTATGACAAATGCTTCAGCCAAGTTAACTAAGAGCCTTGATGCTATGTCTGAGGGCTCGAATAAAGGCAATGAAGCTCTGAGCAAACTCGGTTTTAGTTTGCAAGATATCGAAAGTATGTCTGCTGACGAACGAATGGATATTCTAACAGAAGCTTTGGCGGGTGTTGAAGACAAGACCGAACGGGCAAGACTTGGAACAGACCTATTCGGCGGCTCATGGAAGGAAATAGCACCTGTCGTTGATTTAGGTACAGAGGCTATGCAAAAAGCCAAGGATAGCGCCAACATTATCTCAAACGATGATCTAGTAAAAGCTAATGAGTTTCGCATAAAAGTTGCAGATATGAAAGACCAAGTAAGTTTTTTTGCAACTAAAATTGGTATAAGTTTGTTGCCTATGCTAACTGGTTTTTTTGATTGGATACAACAATATATGCCCGAGATACAAGCAGGTTTTAAATTTGTTTTTGATTTTATCGGCGCAGCTATTTCTTTAGCTGTCGAATGGGTTGGAAAACTTATAAGCTGGCTTAAACAATGGCAGAGTGACAACAGCGAAACTCTAGCGAGGATTAAAGATACATTCATGGCATTTTTTGAAGCGGTCTATGGCTTTATTGAAGGTTTTATCCAGCTGGCCATGGCGATCTGGAACAAATACGGCGAAGATATTACCGCTGTATTTAAAGCTATCTGGGATACAATCACTACAATATTAGATGTCGCTATAACCATCATAACAGATATATTCAATATCTTTGCAAAACTTTTCAAGGGTGATTGGGAAGGGCTATGGAATGGTGTTAAGAAGCTATTCTCGGATGTTTGGGACGGCATCGGCAGGATACTCGAAAAAGCTATTGAGTATGTTAAATCCGTTATAAAGTTGTTCGGAAATGTATTGAGCGACATTTGGTCGGGTATATGGAACGGCATCAAAAACGTTTTAAATAAATTGTGGGACGACATGGTTGGCAGGATTAAAGAATCGGTAAACAAAATCAGAGAAATGATCCAAAACGTTTTGGACTTCTTCCAGAGAGCTAAAGACAAAGTAAGCGACTTTGTATCAGGGGCTAAAGAAAAGGTATCAAACTTTTTCGGCGGGGGTGAAGAAGACGCGGATGTAGAAGGGTTAGCTTCGGGTGGTAAAACCCTTACTGCAGGTAGGGTGTTGGTTGGAGAACAAGGTCCTGAATTTCTCGACTTGCCTAGAGGGGCAAAGGTAACACCTCTAGATCACCCATCCTTAGCGCAAGGCGGCATAACTTTTGCCCGCGGAGCGTTTGAGGGAGCTGTCATCATGGACGATTATGGCGTTGATAGACTAATGGATAAAGTCGTTGGCAGAATGAGAGCGTTGGGGGCGAACTAAGTTGAGGCAATATATGATAGACGGTGAATATGTTCGTGTTGCGCCGAACTGGACAATATCAGATAAGATTAACTCTCGCACAACTTTAAGCATAACAGTTGTTGATTTACTTAACCTCGACAAAATCGACAATGGCGATGAAATAAAAATAATCGACAATAGCGAAGAAATATTTGTCGGCGTCGTTCGTAACTTACAGAAAAGAGAGCCTAGCCCTAACGTGCTCGAATATGCAATTAGCGCAGTAGATAATTCAGCTTTAGCTGATAAGCGAATTATAGCTAAAGTCTACACAGCCCAAACTGCAGGCTACATAGTTAGAGACATCATTGCTGAAAAACTTGGTGAAGAGGGCGTAATAGAAGGCGTCATCCAAGATGGTCCATTAATCAAAAAAGCCGTATTCAATTATAAGAAATGTTCGGAGGCTTTGGACTATCTGAAAAAGGTAACAGGCTACAACTGGACAATAGACAAAGATAAAAAGCTAAACTTTTTTGACCGCAGCACTAACTTAGCTCCCTTCACTTTGGATGACTCAGTTCAACATTCTAACTTTGTTCAAGATTCTGCAATGGACCAATATCGCAACACTCAATACACTCGAGGTGGGAAAGGCAAGACAGCATCTCAAACTAACGAAACTCCAACTCCTAAACCGGATGGCGAGTCCAGAAATTTTGTGTTGAGGTTTCCGATTGCTGAAAAACCTGTTATCGAAGTCAATCTTGGTGGGTTAGGATGGATTACAATAGGCCCTGCCGATATTGGCGTCAATGGGCTAGATAAAAACAAGAAATGGTACTTTAGCTTTGGTAGTCAAATAATCACTCAAGATAGCGCAGAAACTGCCTTAGATTCTGTGAATAGCGATGCAGTAAGGATGACGTATACAGGACTTAGGAACCTATTCGTCAAGATAGACGACCCTGTAGAGATAAACGCTAGGAGAGAAGCAGAAACAGGCACTAGCGGGATATATGAAAGCCTAGCGATAGAAACGTCTATTGACGAATCAGACCAAGCGATACAGTTTGCAGAAGGTTTAATTGAGACATACGGAGAGATAAAAGACAGCATCACATTTAACACGAATGTTAGCGACTTAAAAGCTGGTCAGTTATTACCAGTACAAAAGCCGCTTTATGGCATAAACGACGACTTTTTAATTGAGTCAGTGACGATTAGACCTGATGGCAACCTTATCTTATATTCGGTGAAGGCTCTCGACGGAGCTTCTATCGGCGGATGGGAAGAGTTTTTCAAGGAGCTACTAAAAGGCAATAGAGACTTTGTTATAGCTGAAAACGAGGTATTAATCTTACTACAGACACAATCAGAATCAGAAGGCTATCAAGGAAGCTATGATATTAAAGTTGTAGAAAGTGACTATCCCGCAGAGGATGCTTATCCTGCAGAAGATAGTTTCCCTGGTACAATCACAAGCGAGGTGACGATTAATGATTAATGAGTTTGGTTGGCAGGGGTTAATCGAGATACTTGTAAACGGTAAATTCGACGCAATAATTTATAACAGAGTAATGGATGAGGCTCTTGATCAGTTAGCTAAATCGTTGATGGGTATAGCACCAGACATTGAGATTAAATATTTAGCAGTAGGCACAAGTAATACAGCGGTTACCAATACCCAAACTCAATTAGTAGCTGAGATATTTAGGACGCCAATCACCGTACCAGCGTCAAGGACTAGCGTCGGCGTAATACAAAACGAATTTGTTGTTTTGGACAGCGAAGCAGTAGCACAGATTGAAGAAATAGGCATATTTGGTGGCAGTACAGCAACGGCAGTGGCAGACACAGGTATATTAATTAGCCGTGTTTTGTGGAGCAAGAACAAATCAAACAGCGAAGAGATAAGCTTTAAACGAATCGATAAGGTGGTGAGAGGTTAATGTCGCTGATAAGCTATATAAAAACACTTTGGCAAAATGGAGTATCTCCGGCTTTGAATGATACTAATCTTAATAAAATAGAGCAAGGCATATATGATGTTACTGAGCAAGTTATTGCACATGAGGCTGATGTTACGAATCCGCATGGAGTCACAGTAGCTCAAATTGGGGCGTCAAATGCAATCTATACAGGTTCACCTGCCGTTGACCCAAACACTAC